TGGGCCCCCTGGGCCTGAAGGGCGATGCCGACGTCATCAACGGCAGCAAGTACGACCCCGATGCCTCCAACAAGCTGGAGCGCAACAACAAGAGCTACGGCATGTTCAGCCGCACCATCGGCAGCCCGCGCCTGACGGGCACCGCCTGGTACGCGTTCGCTGACCCGCAGGTGGCCCCCGCCATCGAGGTGGCCTTCCTCGACGGCAACCAGGAGCCGTACCTGGAGAACGAGATCGGCTTCACCGTCGACGGCACCCGCTGGAAGGTTCGCCTGGACTACGGCATCGCCTGGGTGGAATACAAGTCCTCCTACAAGAACCCCGGCGCCTGATCGGCTGCAGCGGCAACCCCCATCCCTTGATCTGAGCGGAAAGGTTCTTCATGACCAGCAAATACATCCAGGACGGCAAGGTCCTGGACTACACCCCCGGCGGCGCAGTCGCCAACGGCAAGATGGTGGTGGTCGGCGTTCGCGTGGGCATCACGCTGGCTGCCATCGCAGCCGGTGCCACCGGCCCGTTGGCGGTGTCCGACGTGTTCAGCTACGCCAAGCTGTCCACCGATGTGGTCGCCCAGGGCGCCCTGGTGTACTACGACTCGGCCAACGACCGGCTCACCACCACCTCGGCCGGCAACACCCTGGCCGGCTACGCCGCGGCGGCGGCTGGCAACGGCGCCACCACGGTCGCCGTCCAGCTCAACCGCTGAGCCTGGCGCCGCGCCCATGCCCATCGCTACCCCGTTTGCTGCGGCTGAGGCCCAGCTGGCCGCGTCTGTGGTCAGCCTGATGGCCAATGCCGTCGTCACGCTGGGCAGCGGTGCGGCAGCGGGCGTGCAGATGCCGGCGGTGTTCAGCCAGCCGGTGGTCGATGGTCTGGGCAGCATGCACATGCCCGGCCGTGAGCCCTCGGTGTTGGTGCCCATCAGCGTCCTGGTAGTCGATGTGCAAAAGGGCAGCACCCTGGATGTGCTGTACCGCGGTGCCACCACCACCTGGCGCGTGCAGCGCCGCACTGACACGCCCGAGGCTGGCGACAGCCTGCTGGATCTGGAGCATCTCGCGTGAATGCACACGACGCCATCGTCGATGCCGTGCTCGCCCTGCTGGCCCAGGCCCCCGCCGTCACCGCCGGCCCCATCGGCGAGGACGTGGACATTGGCAGCCTGCCCGAGACAACGGACGAGGCCGTCTGCATCAGCATCGTTGGAAGCGATCCCGAGTCGCCCACCGTGCTGATGGGTGCCCCGGTCGACTGGACCACCACGGTGCAGATCGAATGCTATGCCCGGGCCGATGCCCGCAGCGCTGCCGGCCGCGCCAGCCGCGCGCTGCACGCTCGTGTGTACCAGCGCCTCATGGCCGGTAACCCGCTTGGCGCGGCCATCGTGGGCGCCGACCTTCGCCAGCCCACCATCCGCAGCGACATGCAGGTGCTGGACACCCGCACCGGCATCACCGTGGGCCTGTACCCCGTGTCCCACCGCACCGTTGGCAACACCCTCAACAGCCCCGGCGCCTGACCCCATCCTCTCAAGGACCCCCATGGCCGACACCCCCGAACACCCCCACCAGGGTGGCAGCTATCGCCGCGACCCGATCACCGGCGCGCTGACGCAGGTGCACCAGACCGCACCGGCTGCCCCTGACCTGAGCACCGACCCGGCGCCCGCGGCTGATGCGACTACCACCAATGCGCCTGCGGCTGATGCCGGCGCCAGCCAGGAGGCCTGATCGCCATGGCACGCAACACGCGCAACCAGGTCATCCTGGCCAAGATCGAAGCCACCTACGGCGTTGACCCCACGCCCACCGGCGCCGCCAACGCCATCCTGTGCAGCAAGCCCAAGATCACGCCGCTGCAGGCCAACAACGTCGACCGCGACCTGGTGCGCCCGTTCCTGGGCGGCAGTGAGCAGCTGGTCGGCACCCGCAACGTGTCGTGCGAGATCGAGGTTGAGCTGGCCGGCAGTGGCACGCTGGGCACCGCGCCGGCCTACGGCCCGCTGCTGCGCGCCTGCGCGCTGGCCGAGGTGCTCATCGCACTCACCCGGGTCGACTACACGCCGATCACCACCGGACAGGAAAGCGTCACCCTGTACTGGTATGACGACGGTGTCCTGCACAAGATCGTCGGCGCCCGTGGCAACGTCAAGCTGGGCATGGCCTCGGGTGACCGGCCGACCTTGGTCTTCAGCTTCCAGGGCCTGTTCAGCCTGCCGACGGCGGCCTCGGCACCATCGGTCGACTTCTCGGCCTTCAAGACCCCGCTCACCATCAGCGACGCCAACACCGGCGACGTCACCTTTGGCGCCACCGTGGCGCCCACTGGTGCGCCGGCGGTCAGCGGCGGCACGCCGTACCCCTCGCTGGGTATCGACCTGGATCTGGGCAACGCCGTTACCTTCTCCCCCCTGCTGGGCGGCGAGACGGTGGACATCACCAACCGTGCGATGGCCGGCAGCGTCAAGCTGGACCTGACTGCCGCGCAGGAGGTGACTTTCTACAGCACCGTGCTGTCGGCCACCCTGTCGGCCATGACCCTGCAGCACGGCACCGTGTCGGGCTACAAGGTCATCGTCCACCAGCCCAGCGTGCAGCTCTACGAGCCCAGCAAGGAAGAGTTCAGCGGCGGCCGGCGGCTCATCGGCTTCCGCACGCGCGGCGTGCCCACCCCAGGCGGTTCGGGCAACGACGAACTCCGGCTCACTTTCTTCTGATCGGCCGGCGCATGTTCAAACTCGACCTGAGCCCCACCTTCCGCGCCCCGGTGTCATTTGCCGTCCAGGGCAAGGACGGCACTCGCCAGAACCATACGTTCGAGGCTGATTTCCGCCGCCTCACCAGCGACGAGCAGGAGGCGCTCAGCCGCCGCATCGTCACCGATCGCCTGACCGATCGGCAGGTGGCCGAGCTGCTGCTGGTGGGTTGGCACGGCATCACCAATGCCGCCGGCAATGCCATTGAGTTCGACCCGGCCAGCCTGGTGCAAGTGCTCAACGTGGCGGGCATCGGCTCGGCCATCGTTGCGGCCTTTCAGGCCGCCCAGCCCGGCGCCGCGCTGGGAAACTGATTGGGGCCGCACAGCAATGGGTTCGCGGCCGCCCAGCCATCGACAACAGCGTGCTGCTGCAGCTGGAGAAGCTGGGCGCGCCCGCCGATGTGATCGAGTCCACGCGCCAGCAGCTGGAGGCCGATGCTGCCCGGCACCAGGTGCTGGTCTGGCCCGAAAACTGGCACGCCGTGCAGGTGTTCCGCATGATGGCCACGCAGTGGGTCTGGGTGGCCGGCATGGGCAGTGCCATGCGTACCGGCCTGCGGCTGGAGGCGCTGCCCACCGTGTTGCCCGCCGTGCGGCCGCTGGTGCACCGGCGCTGGCGCCAGCCGTACCACGTGCTGCTGCAGCAGTTGCAGCAGCTGGAGGACGCCGCGCTTGGCGAGTGGAGCAAGCGGGGGTAGCCTGGTGATCACACAGCCCGACATCACCAAGAGCGTGGCAGCCGCCCGTCGCCTGGTCAGCGGCATGCCCGGCCAGGTGCGCTACGCGGCCAGCTTGGCCATCAACTCCGCGCTGCGCACCGGCTACGAGGCCGAGCAGGCCCGCATGGCCCAGGTATTCGATCGTCCCACCCCGTTCGTGCTGCGCGGCGGCGTCAGCGTCACCCGTGCGACCAAGGACAAGCTGGTGGGCGAACTGGCCGTGGCCAGCCAGTCCACAGCTGAGAGCCTGCCGCCCGGCAAGCCCCTGCTGGCCGAAGTGCAGGGCGGTGCCCGCCGTGCCAAGCGCAGCGAGGTGCTACTGCAGCGCGCCGGCATCCTGCCGGCCGGCTGGCTCACCGTGCCCGGCCGAGGCGCCAAGCTGGACGCCTACGGCAACATCACCCGCGGCCAGATCCTGGAGATCCTGGCCTGGTTTCAAACCTTCCACCAGGCCATCAAGGGTAAGCGCAACAGCTGGCGCGACAACCTCAGCGACGCCGGCCGCAAGCGCAAACAGGCTGGCACCCGCAACCGGGCCGGCCTGCAGTACTTCGCTGCGCTGCCCGGCGGGCGCGGCGGGCTGACGCCGGGCGTGTACGTGCGCCAAGTGGCAGGCCGGCGCTTCATGGGCCCGGCGGCCAGGCCGCGTGCCGTGCTGGTCTTCGTCCAGGCCGCGCACTACGCCAAGCGCTTCGACTTCGTGCAGCAGGCCCAGCTCAGCCTGGCTGCTGCCTTCCCGGCCGCATTCACCGCCGCCCTTGGCCGCGCACTGGACACCGCCCGATGAGCGATCAGGAAATCCGCTTCCGCATCGTCATCGACGATGCCGGCGTCCCGAAAACCGCCGACCGCGTGGGCCAGGGCCTGCAGAACATGGGCGACATCGCCCAGCGCCAGGGCGCGCGCATGCAGGTCAGCGCGGGCCAGACGGCAGCTGCCTTCCGCCAGCTGCCCGCCCAGCTCACCGACGTGGCCACGCAGTTGGCTGGTGGTCAGAACCCGCTGCTGGTGCTGCTGCAGCAGGGCGGCCAGGTCAAGGACAGCTTCGGCGGCATCGGCCCGGCCGCGCGCGCGCTGGTGGGCATGCTCACCCCGGTGGGTCTGGCAATCGGCACAGTCGCAGCCGCAACCGGGTTCGCTGCGGCCGCCTTCTACCAAGGTGACCAGCAATCGGCCAAGCTGGCCAAGGGCCTGGCGCTGACCGGCAACGTGGCGGGCGTCACCCGTGGCCAGCTGGACAGCATGACCCAGAGCCTGGCCCTGCTGGCCAACACCGGCGCCGGCCATGCGCGCGAGGCCCTGTACGCCCTGGCTGCGTCCGGCACGGTGGTCGACGGCAACCTCATGGCCGCCGGCCGCACCGTGCTGGCGTTGCAGCGCCTCACCGGCGAGAGCGCTGACAAGATCGTGGCCAGCCTGGGCGCCATGCGCAGCGGTGTCTACCAGTGGGCCGTCGACAACAACCGCGCGTACAACTTCATCACTGCCGACCAGGCTGCGTACATCCAGCGGCTGGAACTGCAGGGCCGCCACCAGGAGGCCGCCCGGTACACGCTGGAGCAACTGGCGGCCACCATGGAGACGCGCACCGCCCCCGCGCTGGGCATGCTGGAGAAAGCGCTCAAGGGCGCCAGCGACTGGTGGAACTCGTTCTGGGACTCGGCCAAGGGCATTGGCCGTGCTGAGACGATCGAGGACCGTATCGACTCCCTGCGCCAGAAGATCGCAGGCATGGACAGCTGGACCCGCAAGGGCGGCTACGGCGGCAACACCGCCTACGCCGACGCCGAGAGCGAGATGCAGCAGCTGCAGCGAGAGGCTGCACGCAAGGCCGGCCGGGTCAGCGACGATGCAGCAGCGAAACTTGCCGAGCAAGAGCAAATCACTCGACAGTCCAAGGCCTACAGCGACACCCTGCTGGGCCTGGAGTCTGCACGTGATGCCAAGCTGTTGGCCCAGGATCAGGCCAGCGCTGCGGCGCGGCGCCTCGTTGCCGATGCGGCCTACCGTGAGCGCACCATCAGCGCCTACCAATACACCGATGCCATCATCGCTGACGAGCGGGCCAGGGTTGCGGCTGAAGAGGCATTTGCGGCCCGGGAACTAGACATTGCCCGCCGGCGCAAGATCGAGTTGAGCCCGGGTCAGCTGCCTGAGCAGGCGCAGGCCATGCATGACCAGGGCGTGGTTAGCGCCGAGACCCGGGTCATCGCGGCGCTGCAAAAGCGTGCCGATCTGGAAGCCAAGATCAAGGCCAATGCCTTCCGCGTCACCCCCGATGCCGGGGTGGAAAACGTGCAGGGCGAGTTTCGCCGGATCGAGCTGCTCAACGGCGCCTACGCTGAAACGGACCGCTGGCTGGTCGAGCGGCGGTTGCATCTGATGGCGCTGGACCGCGCCACCGCTGAATATGGCCGCACGCTGGCCCAGACCAGTGTGGCCCG